TTCGCGACCATGTCATCGGTTAGGGTCGAGAGGACCGCCTCCGCGGTGACGATGACCGCCTGCGGGACTCCGCCGACCTCGTCGATGACGAACATGACATCGTCGGCATGGAGGCCGGCGAGCGCGTCCGCCTGTTGCTGCGCGTCGCCGCTCTTCGGCCAGGTGCGTTTGACCGCGAACCATCCCGGATTGCCGCGCCGGGTGATCTGCGTCCTGGACCAGACGAACGCGGCGCGGAGGAAGGCGCTGCGGTTCATCCACTTCAGCAGCTCCGGCCAGAGGTTCGCGTCGATGTTCCCTTCGGTGATCGACGTGCAGCCGACCTTGCTCTCGTAGTGGCAGGTCAGAAACCACAGGATGATGATGGCGAGGACCGCGGTCTTCCCTGGTCCCTTGCAGGCCTTCAGCGCCAGGCGCCGGGTCTGCGGGTTGCTGACCAGGCGGAGCGCGCGGTCCTGCCACTTGTCCCCGACAAACCCGAACAGCTCGCGGGCGAAGATGCGCGCGTCCAGGCGCCAGCGCCGGATGTTGTCGGTGAGATAGGCCTGGCGCGCGGGGTCGATCATCGCCGGCGCCTTGCCTTCCACAGCTCGCGCGCAATCAGCCCGTAGACGTAGAGGATGGCGGCGACGACCAGCGTGTCCGCGATCGCGACGCCGGCCTTCGCCAAATTCATCCGATGTCGCCGGGTCGCGTCGCGTTCATCCCTTCGCGGCTCAGCGCCTCGACGCCTTCCGCGTGCTTGGTTGGTCCCAGCTCCTCGAGCAGCTCGCGGACGATGCCGGCGAGCGTCCCTTCCGCCCCGCCGTTCTTCTCGATGCCCTCGAGCTGCTCCCGCAGCTCCCGCTTGCGTTGTGCCGTCATTGAGCTGACTCCTTCCATTCGCCGAATTTCATCATCGGTAAAGGGACAGCGCAGGCTGCCCCAATGCTCTCCGCCGCAGCGCGGACAATTCTTAATCACCGTCACTCGCCCGCTCCCTTGTTGGCGTGTGCCTCGAGGTCCTGCTTGATGGCGTCGGCGAGCGCGTCGATGCTATCCGGCAGGGTCTTCAGCTTCCCGGTCTGCTCGAGGATGGTTCGCAGCGCGACGGTCTTCGAGACCAGCTTCAGCTTCCCGCGCTCGACCTCGTAGCTCTCAATGAGCTGCGCGGCTTCGTCCGGCCAGTCCTTCGGCGCGAGCAGGTTCCCGTCTGCATCCAGGAAGAGGCGGACGTCCAGGGTCGCCGCGGCAGCGATGCGCGCCAGCGCCTCCTCCCCGTCCATCTGTCGCGCCTTCCAGGTCGCCGCCAGTTGCGGCCGGAGGAACGCGACCATCTTGATATTTCTCAATAGCGTGAAGGCGGCGCGTTGCGCGGACGTGTACGTGGCCTCCGGGTAGGCCTTCATGTAGGCCTGCGTCCCGTTGAACCCGTTCGCCAGGTATTCGAGCGCGAAGGTGTGCTGAGCGGGGTTCAGGCCTTCGGGGACGGGGTCCCCTTCGAGGTCGCCGGCCGGCGGGGTCTCGCGTTTGCCTTTCGGCGTATCGGACCGAGAACCGCGCGACCGGCCGGTAACAGTCGAGCGCGCCGGGCGGCGACGCTTCGGCTTCTTAGCCACAATCGGCAGGATACGCGAAAACGGCCGGCCCCCGTGAAGAGGCCGGCCGTTTAGTGGATATCTGGCGCGGGCACCGTGCTTCGGCCCGCCTTGTGTTCGCCGGGAAGTATCGGAGCTTGTGACTCCGCCTCTCGCCCGCGCCAGCCTCGCCTTTACGCCGCGGTCGCGATGCGCTTCCAGTCCGTTGCCGGCAGGACCAGGACCTTGCCGCCGGCGCGCTCGAGGTCGGTCGCGGTCTCGTAGTCGTTGACCTCGCCGGCGACGCGGGTGATGGCGCTCGAGAGTCCCCACTGCGTGAGGTCGCCGCCTGCCGCCAGGTGCTTGAGGATGCCGCTCGAGGTCGCCGGCGGGAGCGCGAGCTGCTCGACGGCGACGGTGACCGCCTGAACGACATCGCCTTCGATGGGCTGCTCCGCGGCGCGCCGGATGTCGGCGATCGCGGCGCGGAAGTATTTCTCCTCGAAGGCTGCCATCGTGACGTCCGACACCTTCATCCAGAACGCGCGGTCATCCGCCTGGCGCGTCTCGTCGCGGTAGACCTCGAAGCCGTCGTCTGCCTGGTTGGCGCGCCCGACGTGGTATTTCTTCATCGCCGCCTGCTGCATGATCGCCAGGTTCGTGCAGAACGTCGTGAAGACGGACGGCTCGACGCGGAGCGTGCCGTTGCCGATGTCGCTGTTCGAGATGACGATCGCGGCGACCAGCTTGCCGCGGTCCTGCTGCTGCAGGATGTTGTGGCCCGTCCCCCAGGCGAGACCGTTCGGCAGCTCGTCGCTGAGCGCCGGCAGGATGCCCTTGATATACATGCGGGTCTCCGTCAGCTCCGCGCTGACAATCTGGACCTTCTTCTCGATGAGGGTCGGGAGGACGACGTTCGCCAGGTCGAAGTTGTCGAGCGGGCGATACTTCGGCGAGAGGACCGCGCGCACCTTGCCGTCGAGGGTCCGCAGCATGCGCTTGTTGCCGGCGTCCGCCTTCAGCCAGGTGTTGACGTTGCCGGCGAGCAGCTCCGGCTGCTCCGTCCGCATGCGGTCGTAGTAGGCCTTCGGGATGCCGAGATGCTGCGAGAGCTGCCCGTGTGCGTAGTTGGTCAGCTCCATCGCCCCGCCGTTGAACCCCGTGACTGCGATGTCGCGCGGGAGGTCGTTGGCGCCAGGGACGGCGACGGCTTCGACGACGCCCTGCGGTGCGATGTAATCCTTCTTTGATTCAGACTGGCGGGTGAGTTCGGCGGCGAGGTCGTTGAGGGTGCGTCCTGCGTTCATTGGTGAGGTCCTTTTCCCCGCAGCGTCCGGCGGTATTGCCGGCCCGACCGCGGCTTCGAGGACGTAGTCTCTCAATTGTTACTAACAATGTCAAGGCGAGGATTGCACGGTCCTGCGATCTATTTGCGTAGGTGCCTCGATCCATCGCAGATCGTCCAGGATACCGTTGCTCTGGTTGATCAGCTCGACGATGCGGGCGATCTTCCCGTCCGGGTCCATGCGGCGCGCCCACTCGAGCAGCGTCGCGGGTCCGCCGGTGTAGAGCGCCGGCATCGCCGGGACGACGATCATCGGCTTCGGGACCCACAGGAGGCGCTCCGGGTCGAGGGTCATCCCGACCGCAGAGGCGGCGAGCGCGCGAAGGAAGGCTCGACGGTCGATTCTCATGGTGCCAGCCTCGCCAGCTCGCGCTGGTAGCAGGCGCGCGCGTGCGCGCTGGTCCCCTCGTCCGCGATGAGCAGCATCAGATACTTCCGCCTGGCGGCAGCCCAGCGCTGCGCGGCGACCGCCTCCGGCTCGTCGAAGACGTAGAGGTCGAGCCGCGCGCCGGTCTCCTTGTTATACAGCTCCTTCGGCGGCATGTCGTGATCTCCGATACATCCCGTGGATCAAGGACCAGGGGCGCGCGATCGGTCCGAACTCGAGCGCCTGGTTCTGCGCTTCCCCCAGCGCGTACTGACGGAAGTGTCCCTCCGTCTCGACCTGGTAGGTCCGCACGTAGCGCGTGATGAGCGGCGGCGCCTCCGGGTCAGACGTGATGGTCAGAATGTAGATCGTGCCTCGCATCATCGACGTTGCTCCTCTGCTCGAGCCTTCTCGTCTCGAGCGCGCTTCTCCCGCTCGTTGTAGATGACGGCGGCGCGCATGTTCCGCAGCCCGTTCGCGCAATCGTGAAAGCCGGCCTCCGTCGCGAAGCGCTCGACGTCCTCGAGGCGCATCAGCAGCCGCTCGAGCATCGACAAGTCCTTCGGCGGCGGCGGGTCCGCCGGCGGCGGAGGCGGAGCCTCGCGGCAGCCCTTGAGCCAGCTCATACCGTGATGCTTCGCGCGCATGCGGAGCGGCCAGCGATGCCGGCAGCGCGCGGCGACCAGCTCCCAGCCGGCGCGCATGAGCTGATACACGTCGCTCCCTTCGTATCGGACGTTCTCCTGCGCCTCGAAGAGCAGCGCTATCTCGCGCGCGCTCATCCCCTTCACGTAGAGACCGAACGCGCGGAGCGCCTGCAGCCG